GTTCTTGTTCCAGAAGACCAACTAACTTCATTATTAGAATTAGAGCTTGATAAAATAGTGGTTCTGGCAAGTGTGGTTCCAGAAGATGTAAATGTTCCTAAACCGACCTCAAAATCAGTTCCATCAGTGCAAGCATAGTATGTTGTATCAGAATTGCTTAAATTAGCAGTAAAAGTCTCAAAACCAGTAACTGCACCAGCCAGTGTATAAGTGCCAGTACCAGTTGTCGTGGTTGTTTCTTTTATTCTATCTGATATCACAAGTGCCATTACTTCAACTCTATTGTTAAGTTACCTGCATTAATTCTAAATATATCACCACTAGCTATTGTCTTACTTGCATCTAATTGTCCTACAAATAATATATTACCACTACTAGATGCGTCTGCAATAAATACATGTGTTATGGTGTTATCTGTTCCACCACTTGCTGGAAACTCAATGTTAGATGCGTTTGTTGCGGTTTGTGTATCTGTGCTATCGTCACCTATAGTTGTCCAACCAGAAGCCGCTACTTGTACTCTAGCATAATTTGTAAAAGTTGCTTCTGTTACTGATCCAGTTTCTGCTGCACTTACGGCTGTTGCAAGTCCTACATAAATACTGTCACCTGGTGAACTGAAAGAAAGAGAGTTATTTTTAAATATAAAATGTAATAATCTTCTTTCTAAATAATTGGTTGCTGCATTTGCTGTTGCCATCTTTTACTCCTATGTTCTCGGTCTTGATGGTAGACCAACTCTATAACCATCTGTGTTTTCTCTTGCTTCTCCAAGATCTTTAACTCTTTCTAAATACTGCATATACAAATTTGTATAATTTTGTATAACATCAGGTTCACCTTTCATAAAAGTATACGCCTCTATAAGTGATCCGTAAAGTAAAGCATATGGTGCATTTGTGCTTAACCAAGTTGTGCCACCATCTGCTCCAGCCGTCAAACTTGCAGGTCTGTAAAAATAATGTAATTCAATTGTATATGCACTATCTGGTGTAGGTGCCAATATGAAATTGTTTTCATCGAATCTTGCGTAATATTTAGGTAAGCCAGTCGTCGAAGCAGCAGGTGTGTACTCTCTTAAATAGTTTACATCTTTTTGTAGAAGAAAACTTTCTGAACCAGAGGTTGTGATTTGTAATGAAAAAGATGCTAGATAATCTGTAGGCACTGTTAAATACTGATCAGATGATGTCAGTGTGCTTGTTACATTTTTTCTGAAATAATCTAAATCAACAGACTTTAATATTTTTTCTTCAGATGCTTTTATAAAATCATTTAAATGATTGACAAACGTGGTTTCAGCGTTATCTGTATAATCTTGTATTGCTGTCTTTAATTGTGCGTATGTAAAACTCATGGTGTCACACTCACTGGTCCTGCTGTTGCATTAACACCGCCACCTTTTATGCCTCCAGTTGTTGCTGTTTGACCATTAGCACTAAAAGTGTAGGTGTCTGTTGTTACTACAGTTATACTATACCCAATAGCCTGTGTCAAAACAGATGGTGTAAATCCGTCAAACCCATTTACCTTTTTAAATCTTACGGTATCTCCCGTTGTTCTACCGTGACTTGGCTCCGTAACAGTTATAACAGCTGAACCTGAAGATCCTGAGAGAAATGAATCTGGGTTTAATAATCGTTCAATCGGGTTTTCAGTTCTTGCAGGCCGAGCATTTTTTATAGCTTGACCATCAGAGGGTACATGAAAAGGACCTAATTGAGGATGCTTTGGTTCAAACTCATCTGGACCTACTAAAGATCCATTCCACTCTAACTTCATATCTCTAAGTTTATATCTCATACCTGAACGGTCTGAAATACCGTACGCGTATTTGCCTGTAGCAAACCGTCCCATTAATTACTCCTTAGATAACTGTACTCAGGTGTGACTGTAAAGCTTGACCTGTCTCTATCTTCACCCATCGCTCTTTCAAACTCCTCTTCGTAAATAGCTTTTAACATTTGTGTTAAGTTTGGATTTTTTTTCAGAGAAATGTAATAAGCTAAACCCGCTGTCAAACAAGGGTAAAACCTAAAAGGAACTTCCAAAGTATTTACTGAACCATCTGCATCCTGTATTCTAGTTAAAGCGTCATAATGAATGACATCCGTACTATTTTCAGGAGCAGGCCATATTTTTAAATTAGGTGTTATTTGTCTATCTAAAAAAAACTGTGTGGGACGTCCTGTTGTAGTTTTATTAGGTATCGATAAATAACTGTCCCTGCTAATTCTACTCAAGCTATAATCCACGCTACTTCTTCTTACAACGGCTGAAAGTATATCTATAACATCGGTTCCTAAAGAATAATCAACATCATCGGCCGTAAGTGTCTGTGTGCGTTGTTCAATAGTCCATTGATTAAGACCTCTATTGGCCCATTCTGCCAACATCAAATTCATAGAACGCCTTGCTGTTTTAAGATCATATCCTGTTCTAACTTCTAAGCCACATCGCTCAAAAGCTTCTTCAATATATTCAGCTACATCTAGCTCGAAGTCTGTTGAATTTGAAGTTGCCATATTTAATCCTTATACAAATTATCAAACGTAACACTTGGGTCCATATAACTATTATCACATTCTGCATTATGAATCCACTGGCTCGGTTTAAAATCAGGAGCACCTTCACCGGTTTCCCATAACGCAGGACTCGTCGCACGAACCCTGTTATTAGGTAATGCTACTATATTTCCAGTCCATTTACCAGCATCAGTTAATTCTATCACATGGCTTTGTTTATGTTGTGCAGGATCATCTGCTATGTCAGACTCTGTATAATCTACAGTAAATAAATATCTTCCTGTATAAAATTTACCGTCTATTTTACATTTCCACGGACTTGAGCTTACTCGATCCATTTTTATTACGGAGTGATGATGAGAACTACAATCCCAAGGTTGAACTAAATGAACAGGCATAGGCTCTGGCCATTTATCTAAAGGAGTGTCCGCAACTAAAGCTGTGATTGGCATACGAGCCCACATGGCTCCACCATTTACGTTTTGACTTTCATCAAAATCTGACTCACATCCTGTAAATATCATTTGAAAACTTAAACATCTGTCAGGCACAGTAGTGACTGCAATAGCCATAGCATGAATAAATTCACCATGATATTTTTCGTGGTTGTGCGTATACTCTCTTCTCACCCAGCATTTAAAATGCGGGATGTTACTTTGAAGATAGGGCACTTATGCTCGGCCGCCTCTTCTCATTTTCTTAACGGCACCGCCTTTAGCATAACCTTTTTTCTTCATGCCTGCTGCACCACCGCCCATCATCTTTTTGACGGCACCGCCTTTAGCGTAGCCTTTCTTTTTCATACCGGCTGCACCGCCACCTCTCATTTTGGCATAACCTTTTTTCTTCATTGTTTTTTTTGTTTTTCCTGGCATTTTGCCCTCCTTTGTTTAAGTACTAACTGAACCTTTAGTGACCTTACGTCTATTTGCCAAAACAGCTCCACATCCCCTTGCTACAACTGTGCCCGGTTTTGTTTTTCCGTTGTAAGGCCTTTTTGCTTTTGTTTTTGGAACTGCTCCCCCTGTGCCCATCTTTGTAACCTTCGCTGCTTTAGTATTAGATACAAAAGTCTTGCCTTTTGACCCCTCTCGCTTTTTCTTTTTTGCGGTAGCCGCTCTTTCTTTTTGTGATAAGCTATTTGCTTTGGATCTTGGCAAACATCTGTCTGGATTTTTTTTATCTTTAGAAGTCCCACACTTACCCTTTATCTTACCGTCAGTGCCGATTCGCACCCAATCTTGTTTAACCCAATCTTTAAGAGCACCCATTACTTTTTACCTTTTGCCCCTTTTGCATAATTAGGGTCTTTACAATATTTTGATGCCGCCATATTTGCATAAGCTGACGGGTATGTATCAAAAGTTCTTTTAGCCCAAGCTTTACCAGCTGGACAAATTTTACTGCCTCTACTTTTCGCTGCTCCACCTTTTTTAAAATATGTAACCTTTTGTTTACCCGGTTTGGGTCCAGTTCTAACAACGGTCATGCTGTACTCCTTTGTTTTCTTATACTATCTTTACCTTTTTTAAATATATTTGCAACTTCAGTTTTTTTCATCACCTTTGCTCTTTGCTCTCCAACCGTAAGGATTTGTATCTTTCTCGCAAAAGGTTTATTGATTTTTTTAACTTTGGCAACAGTTGCTCTGGCATCCGCCGGCGTAGCAAATTTAATACTAACCGTGTCCTTAGGGTTTTCGTCCGTATATAAGCGTCTGCCAGAACCTTTTGGTTTTTTTCCTGTTCCAACTTTAGGATCTTTTTTTCTTTTTGGTGCCATTTTTTAGTAAACTGCCTAATATTTTTGATTGTTTAGCGTGAGCTTTACTAGCTTTTTTTAATTTGCCTTGTACTTTTTTTACTTTCCTTTTTGCTACACCTGTTAATGCCATTATTTAGCTCCTACAAAAATAAAAACTATTGAAATTAACTGTAACACTACTCCTGCAATTAACATCCACACACGCCTATCTATTTTGTCTATTTGAGCCTGTAAATGTGATAAATGATTGCTTTCTAACCTTTTTATAACTTCCTCTAATACTGACATTCTTTTGTCTAAATTATGTAAAAAATCTTTTTCTCTTTTTGTAGCCATTAACACTTCCACCTTCTTCTTGCTTGTCTTAATCTACTGTTAGGATTTTTTGCCGCCTTTGGAAATTTTTTCATTTGACCCGCAGAACGTGCACAAAAAGACTTTCTTCTCTTAGCTGCTTTACTCCCTTTTTTTACCTTACCTGTTACAGCAGTTTTTAATTTACTACCAGGATTTTCTCTTCGATAACGAGCAACACCCGCTTTAGTCATTCCCGCTCCAGATTTAGTGGAGCGGAAATACTTTTTAGTTTTAGGTGGTTGCTTGTCTGCTTTTCTAGTCATTTTCTATGCATGAAAAACAGTCATTAACAAAAAGGTAGAAACGGTATATTGTATAAATATCCCGCCGTCAAAAAGAACACCTTCCATTGGTATGGTTACATCTCTAGTAGCTGTAGCAGACGCTATAGATCTTAACTTAAACTGACTTGTTCCTGTTGGAGAAGTTGTTAGAAAGTCAATAGTCCCTGCTGTGGCAGTGCTTGAGAGAAATGCTCCTTTTAGCCTTGTTCTACCTGCAAAAATAACATCCGCTGCATCTGCACTAATACCTGCTTTTACATTACCCGCTGGATTACCTACAGCTGTTATTGAAGCAATAGTAAGAAAATAATTAGTACTAGTTGCAACTCCTGCGTTCGCACCGGTTAGACTTTCTGTCTGAGAGTCTCCATTAACATCAGTACCAACAATAGTAAATGATTTAGAGCTATCGTCCCCAGCTGAAGTGACTGTAACTTTTCTTGCATGAGATAAGGTTACAGATCCGCTGTCGGCTAAAGCCCCTCCTATGGTAAGTGCGGCATTATTGCCTACCGCAGCATTAGTTGATATACCATCATCATCTGCGGCAACGGTGTCCGCTGTGATGGTCACCGCTTTTACGTCTGAACCTGCCATTTAAGCCTCCTTAATATACAGAGTATTCTAATTCTACTGTGAATCTTCCAGCAGTTGCATCAGCATTTAAAGTAGTTGTAGCTGCGGCATATAAATGTTTACTAGCAATTGGTGCAGAGACATTAGGCTCAAACACATGAAAGTTACCCGCCGTAGCGTTAAAGTTAATATCAATCTCTGTCACAGAAAGTGCGGCTGATAAAGTCGGTGAAAAAGCTGCAACGCCTGCTCCAACAATTTCTGTTCCTGAAGAAACAGCTGCGTTAGTTGCTGTGCCACTTGTCGCACTTAATTGTAATGATCCTACCAAAGTTTGACCAGCTGCTGTTGTAATACCAATAACTGCCTTATGAATAAAAAACTTTGTCGCTGTTACAAGATCATCTGGATGATCTGTATTTAAAGTTCCTAATTCAACAAGCACATCACCGTCTGCATAAGCAGAAGAAGTGTCTGTCCCTGCGAGAGTCCCTGCAAATGTTTGTATTTTTCTTGTTCCTAATGAAATTAACTGACCTGTTGAATTTACAGAAAAACCTGTTTCTGTAATTGCACCAGTACTGCTACTTTCATTAATTAAATTGAATCCAGCCTTAGAACGGATTGGACCGGAAAAAGTTGAGTTAGCCATATTTATCTCCTTGTCTTGGCCAATGTCGAAGTTAATTCTTCGTCAAGGTACTTCTATTATACATAAAAAAAGGGGCCTGAAAAGACCCCTTATAAAATATGTAAATATTTTTATGCTCCAGGAGTTGCGAATACACATCTCCAGTCGGAAACACCAAAGCTGTAACGCTCTCTAGCTTTAAATCTCATGTTCCCTGTGTCAAAGTCGCCTTCCATAGCTGTCTTGATAGGTGAACGGTTGAAATATTTAAAACCGTTTGGTGCATCAGTCTTGATGAAGAACGCATCTGTGTCTGTTAAGAAGTGGTTTACAACCGCTCCTTCTGGTAACATACCCATGTTTTTGATTGCGTTTGCATCATTGTCTGAAGTTCCAACTCTAAGATTACTGTTCATAATTCTTTCAGCAGTAAACTGTAATTCTTTTGGAATTATAAGTTTCATGCCTCTAACAGCAATTTTTAGTCCTCTTTCATCTTTGAAACCAGCAATATCAATCAATGCCTGCTCAAGTGATGTCTCATTTAAGTCAGAAGCAACTGATAAGATGTTACTTTGGTTACCATTGATGGTTGGGTGAGAAGAAGATGCTAATGCAGCACCATCACCAATTGCACTGCTTGTACTAAACGCATTGTTTAGAATAGCAGCAGCTTTAATCTGCTTGGTTTGTGCCATAGACCTAGCTAACGCTTTGGTGTATCTACTTGCAAGTCTATCATAAAGGTTATCCTCAATAGCTTCCTCAGTAATTGAGAAAGCAAGAGCGATAGTTTCATGTGTATATCTTGCAGTAAATGTTTCTTGTGCATCATCAAAGCTTACAGCTCCACCTTCTGATTTAGTCGGTGCAGTTGAAAAGCCTGCTAACATCACTTCTTCTTCAAACGCTCTATCTGATGATTCTTCATCAAATATTTCAGCGTGCTCATTTTCATACCTGTCATACTCAAGGCCAAATAAGGCATTAAGACCAGGCTCTAGCTCTTTCGCTAATTGTGCTCTTGATATAGCCATACTCTATTCTCCTTATATACCAGTATGGGCAGGAGTGCCAACGGCAGCTGCTGCACCTGAGTTAAAGTGTCCTAGAAGACGTACAATATACTGATGACCCAAGGCTGAGTAATCTGTATTGCCTTCATCTTCATACAACCCTACAATTCTAACATCCAAACTGTTTGTCGTTGCAGCTGTTGAAATGTCAAGCATATCAGTGGATTGACCAGTATTGGTGCTTCCATCGTTGACTGTTGCCATAGAACAGTTTGCAAAAACATCAGCTAAGGCTGTTGCTCTATCTGTGTTTGTTCCGTCTGCAACCACTGTAAAAAGTTGCATTGGATTGTCAAATACAAACGCCTTAATAGGAAAGTTTGTATCAACACTGACGTTATTTGATCCCGGCCAGAAGTTTTTGAATGTTGTTTTCTTTGTGCCTGAATCGACATATTCTACACCATAAAAAACGCCTAGTGGGGCGACCGCTTGGTCGGTAATGTCTATAACACCCGCCGAAGTTGGAATAACGATGCCACCTTGATAAATAGCATTTGTATTGTTTGACGCAATTTCATACTGTGTTGCTCCAGTAGTGTTAGCGGCAGAACCTGTTATACCAATAGGACGTAAGCCATAGCCACCTGCTAAGTTATTAGCCATTTAAGTCTCCATTATAGGTTAAAGTTAAGATTTTTTACCTCCAAAACTTACGCGAGACTGACGATCTGGTCTACTAATAGTCATAGTAGAGTGAGCATTTTCTCTCATCATATCAGAATCTACTGCTTCCATTTGATCCGCACTTCTTTCGTTAAAATAAGCTGTACGTTCTGCAACAGTTTCTAATGGTATGCGAGCTAAAATTAATCCACCGACTCCGAATATACCTTCATATTTACCTGACTCCACTACGGGTGCTTCAAAATCTGGATATTCATCTTTTCTTACGAGTTCCCAACCTTCTCGTATTTTTGCAGAGATGTTCTTACTATCGTTGAACCCTCTGGTTTCTGCTCTTATCCAGCGATGTTTAAAGCCGTCAGGTGCAGGAGGTGCATCCAACATAGATGGTGGAGCCCACGGTTTTCTTGCAGCTGTCTTTTCTCTTGTGTTTGATGTTCTAGGAGACCTCGAAATAGGTTTCTCAAACATTTCGTCTTGTGTTGCCATAATCAATTACTCCTTCACATATTTTGCGTACTCTTCGAGAGGTACATTAAGTTTTTTTGCTAACGCAACCTGTCTTGCTGTAAGCTTAACAGATTTCTTCCCACTACTACGTCCAGAACTTGATCTTGACGCTGAAGCAACGTTCTGAACGGGTTTCTTGCTTTGCGTCTTACTAGCAAACTTATGGGGAAACTCTTCACCCATACGTCTGTCTAATTCAGTATAGTATTCATCGGTCTTTGGGTCAATACCATCTTGTTCTACTAATTCTTTGTGTATTCCAAAAGCAGCATAAGTCATTGCACTGTCATTACCAAACCAATCGTTCCTTTCAGCCCACGCTTGAGCTTTTGGATCGGGCGGTGGTGGAGCAGCGGGTTGTTGAGCCTGAGGCTGTATCTGAGGCTGTGCTTTAGCCTGCTCTACTTTTTTCTCTTGTGCCGCTTTGGCTTGACTAGCTCTATCAGCTTGAACCGCTAATTGACTAATTTGTT